GCAAGGCCGACCGCCGCCGTCAGTGCGGCTGCGAGCGTCGCCGCGTCCGTGGTAAAGTCGTATCCCGCCATGCCTGTGCCCACGCCCGCAGAGACGTTCTGTCCCACGGGCTTGACGCGCTCGGACGGGGATTGGATGCCCAGCGCCAGATTCAGCGCGGCTTCCAGGTTGGCCGCGACCGTCTCCGCGTCGCTGTCCCAGCCCGCCGCCGTCATGCCTTCGCCCACGCCTTCCAGGATGTGCGTGCCGACTTCGCTGGTATCCAGCTCCTGCAGGAACGTCAGGATCATCTGCAGGTTGTCCAGATCCTCCTGCTTCACCGCCTGACCCTGCTGAATGGCCGCGACGATCTCCGCCACATAGGTGGACAGCTCCGCTACGCGCTCGGCAGGGAAGTCGATCTTCATGCTGGTATCCAGCGTGCCCTTGTTGGTGGACGCGCCGAACACGCTGGCCCAGAATTTATCCCAGGCGTTGTAATCCAGCGTCTCCTGATACGATTGCAGGCGGGAGAGCGCGGACTCGATCAGGTCTAGGCTCGTCTCGGGCAGAAGCCCTGCCGCCTGGCCCAGTGCCGTCACGCCCAGCTGATCGACCTCGGCCACCTCCGTGCGCAGGCTGTCAATGGCCTCCTGCGCGCCGGTCACGTCCGGGGCGATGAGCACATGCAGCGTGCCGTCCTCGTCAAGCACCGCCACCTTGTCGGCGGTGAGCATCTCGGTGGGCACGGCCTGCACGGGAATCTCCTGCCCATCCTGCCAGAACTTCGTTTGCGGGTCGAGCAGCGCGTCGGCGGGGTTTTCAAACACCTCGCCCAGCTTCACGATGCCCTGCACCTCGACAGGGTTTTCCTCGATAAACTTCCGGTAGGCGATCAGGTCATAGCCGTAGATGCCCACGCTGACGTTGAGCGTGGGCTTGACCGCGTTGGTGTCGTCGTACCGTGTGATGTAGGCCGTGAAGTTTTGCAGCAGCTGGGATTTGTCGCAACCCGTAGCTTCCGCGAACGCGCTGACGATGGCCTCCACCTGATCCGGGGACAAAGCCGAAAGGTCAATGTTTTCCGCTTCCATGTAGCGGGCTACCATGGCTGTAATGTCGTCGGGCGTAAGGGCACCGGTCAGCGCGCCGCCCGTGACCTCCTGATAGGCCAGAACAAAAGCGGTCAGACCGTCCGGGGTCAGACCGCTGGTCTCCACGCCGCTTTGCTCAAGATAGGTCGAGATGTAAGCGGTGATCTCGTCGGGTTTCAGGGCGGAGATATCGGTTCCCGCAGCCAGCTCCTGATACGCGCTCACCATGGCGGTCACGTTCTCGGGCGTCAGGCCGGACACGTCCGCGCCGGTCGTCGCCTCGGCATAGGCATTGACCAGCGCCACGATGCCTTCCGGCGTCAGCTCCGCCTTGTCCGCGCCCTCCGGCACTTCCGTGTATTTGGCGATGAACGCCTCCACCTGCGGCTGGACGCGCCGCGTGTTTTCGTCCTCGCGCAGCTCTGAGATGATCGCGTCCGTCGTGATCGCGCCGGGGTCCGCGGCGAAGGTATCCCACCGCTCCTGCGCGCCGGTCATGTCAAGATCCGTGGCGATGGTCAGCACCTCTTCGGGCAGCGCGTCGCCGAACATCTCCGTGAGCCCCGGCAGCTCCAGCTCGCGATTGTTCAGGAACGTCTGAATGGCGGCAATCTGCTCCAGCGCCGTGGTGAAGTCGATCTCCGGGAACATGGCCTGGATCTCGCTTTCCGACATGCCGCTGTCCAGCAGGGACTGGATCTGCGTGAGCATGGCGATGTACTCGGTGATCGCACCCTCGTCCATGGCGGCGGTAATGGCGTTCAGATCTTCCAGCAGGGCTGGCTTTTCGCTTTCATTCGCGGCGCTGTACTCCCGCAGCTTCTGCGTCAGGGCGTCCACGTCGGACGCCGCCTGCTGAATGTCGGCCTGCGCCCAGACCTTGGGAACCACATCGCTGAGCAGCTCCGCATACTCCAGCGCGGCGTTGCGGCGGTTTTCGTTGTACTGCGCGTTGAGCGCCTCCATGGCGTTCTGCCGCTCGGTGCTGTCCTCCACGAGCTGGATGAGCGCGAACTCCTTGTCGTACTGTGCGTCGATCTGCGCGTTCATCGCAGCAAGCCCTTCTGCCGCGGCGACCATGGCGTTTTCGTAGACCGTCACGTCCGCGTCCTGTTGGCCGCGCGCCTGTGCTCTCGCCACTTCTGCTTCCAACTTCTGCCGGATGGTATCAAAGCCGTCCGCGTCCGCCGGGGAGAGCCTGTACTTGATCTCGATGGCTTCCCGCGTGTCGATCATCTCCTGCAGGCGGATCTGGTCAGCCTCGGTGAAGAAGCCGTTCTGGCGCTTGCGCAAAAGGGCTTCGATCTCAGCGTCCAGCGAGTCCAGCGTCGCGATGTCGGCGGCGAGCTGCTCGGAAACGCCGGTATAGCCGCTTTCGTCCGCCGTGGCCTTGAGCGCGGCAAGCTCCTCACGGGTAGAGGCGGTCAGCGCCTTGAACGATTCCGTCCAGGAGGATACGATCTCATCGCTTTCCTTCTCGCCGTCCGTCCAGACCTTAAGCAGCCCGCTGAGCCAATCCTCCGCCGAAGCGGTCTGCCGCGCGAAGTCGCTCTCGCTCATGCCGAAAAAGGACAGCCCATCGCTTTTTCCATAGAAGGTCTCCGCGGCGGTCTCCTTCCACTTCTTCGCGGTTTCGTTCATGCCCTCCAGCGCCTCGCGCGCCTGCTTCGCGCCGGAGACGTAGTCCACCAAAGCGACCGTGCCCGCCACCACCGCGGCGGCGACCGCCAGCCACACCGCCGGGGACTTGGTAAGCACCGAAAGAAAGCCCGACCAGCCGCCGCCCGCCTTGCCCACGGCGGTGGCAAACTTGCCGATGCCCGTCGACAGCGTCCCGACGCCCTTCGTCACCTTGCCCAGAATGAGCAGCACCGGCCCGGCGGCCGTGGCGTAGGCGGCCATGCGGATGATCTGCATGCGCTGGGCCTCATCCATTTTGAGGAATCCCTCCATGAGGTCGCCCGCGCCGTCGATGAGATTCTGGATCGTGGGGTTCAGGTCGTCGCCGATCTGCTGGGCGAAGAGGAGCGCAGTATTTTTGAGGTTGATGAGCCGGCTTTCCGTAGTGGCGTAGCGCTTGCCCGCCTCCTCGGTGAGGGCGGTGTTCTCCTTCCAGGCGTTGATGGCCACGTTCTGCGTCCGGGCGAACAGCTCGTTGGCGTTGACCGCGCGCAGCAGCGTATCGCGCAGGCGGACCTCCGCGATGCCGATGTCGTTGAGTGTGGCGATGGCCGAAATGCCTTCCTCGTCCATCCGGGACAGGCCCGTGATGAACGCCTGAAATGCGGCGGCGGGATCGCTTTCAAACAGCTCCTTGAAGCCCTCCGCCGTCAGGCCGGACACGCGGGCGAAGTCCTCCAGCGCCTCGCCGCCGGTGGCCGCGGCCACCTCCATCTTGACCAGCGCCTTGGAAAACGCCGAGCCGCCCATTTCGGCCTCAATGCCGACCGACGACAGCGCCGCGGCGAAGCCCAGAATCTGCGCCTCGGACAGCCCCACCTGATGGCCCGCCGCCGCCAGACGCAGCGACATCTCCATGATGGAG